GTTCCTACGGTTTTCACCATGATTGCCCGGAACGGCGGTCAAGATGATTTGGATTTCGGGGAAGTTAGCGACTAAGAGTTCCACCATGCGGTCAATGAGATAGACAACCAAGTCCTTCTGCTGCCGGCGAGTGAGGACGGTCTGGTATGTTTGCATGTCGTAGTGACCATCACACCCCTCTACCAGATCGCCCATACCGGCGATGTAGATGCGACTAGGGCCTCGACCGGCCTTACGGAGTTCCTTGACCCTTTCCACCACACGGTCTTGAGCGAGACAGATACGCTCGGTCATGGCTTCGGGGCCGCCACCTTCGCCCTTACCTGTCTGCCAGTCGCTAAAGGTCACAACCAGCGCACGGTCAGTCGTGGTCACAAAGGACACAGACTTCAGAGGCTTGCGCTTGAGCACCTTTTCCACCAACTTGTCAAAGTGGATACTCGGTTCGCCTTGAGTGCGCTTCCTGATTTGCGCCCTGTAGTAGCGCAGTCGTTTGATTTCACCACCACCGACATTGGCGTCCCAACCACGAATGTTCACGGAGCCTTCGATGATTTCCGTAGTCTCGGGCGACAAGCCCCAGTCTTGGATCAGCACTTCCCAGAATGCCGGATCAGGCTCTTCGGGGAGTGGCGGTGAGGTGATGTATCCCTCATTACCGTCCCATTGGAAGGTGGGTTCTGTCCCCTTCGGAATGGAGTTCGTGTGTCGTTGCGGTAATGCGGCTGCGGCGTCACTGAGCGACACGGTAAACCCCCCTATGGGTTATTTCACTAGGACACGAACACTCTCCGTCAAGATGCAACTTGAGGGTCTTCCCGTTGAGGGAGAGACCAGCAGCCGTGCAAACCCGTGCAATCCAGTTCGACGGTCTCTTAGAGGTGATCCACTCATCAAAGGTCACACGGTCATCGGCGTCAAGTTCGTCAATGAACTTGCCAATCTTGCAAGTCGTGTTCTTCGTCAAACGCTTCTCTGCGTCCTTGAGTGACATAGTGAAATAGTAGCACCCACTTTAGTAGCGGGCGTGTCCTACTCCGCAGTAGGCTTGACAGACCTCTTGGTGGCAGGCCTCTTCGCCGCCTGTGCCTTCTTGACCGCGTTCTTCCGAACGGGCTTCGGGGCAGGTATTTCCACCACATCGTCGGACACATCAGGTTCAGGCGAACTCGTAGTCTCAACGGGTTGCTGCGTGTTTGCGAGCATGATTTCAGCAGGGGTCAGAGCGACAACCCAACCGAGGCTCTCAACGTATTGGCGACCCTGCGCTGTCCAGTCGGCATCACTGACAAGATCACCTACATAATGCACAAGGCCGTCCGAAGTAAACTCTCGGACGACCCTATGCGAAACTGTGGAACTGCTGGTGTTCTCCATGCTCCCTATGCTAGCAGAGCAGGAGAACAGGAACTTCTGGTTAGATGATCTCCGACCAGAAGAAACCAAGGTCAGAAGCAACGACCTTGTTGTCAAAGGCGATTTCACCCTCAACTCGGTCGCTCTTCAACTCTTCCATGCGGAAGCGGCTGACACCGACGGTCGTACCGAGACCACCCGACACGCCAGTCCACATGAACGTGTACCCAGCGGAGGGGGTCATCAGACCCGGGTTCGGTGCGGTGTAGCACAGAAGCGCACCGGAACCGACAGTGAAATCGTAGGACTGAGCGTTGCTGCCCTCGTTCCCCGAGTTCACCACTGCCTTCGCGACGAGAACGCGGTCCACACCGAACAACTGTGCGAGCAAGTCCTCGGTGACGATTGCACCGGCTTGGGTGTACTTGTAGCGTTCCACCAGAAGCGGGTGGTTCTTGAGGTTCTGGAAGACCTTGTAGCCGAGAACAAAGGTGTTCGGCTCGTAGCCCGTGTTCTGCAACACGGTAGCCTTCGCAGTCTCAACGTCGGCAATCGGGTTCGACTTGTAGGAAGTCGGAGCCGTCTTGTAGTCCGACCACTTGTAGGTCTGACCGTCCGAGAGGGAACCGCCATCTGCAACGCCGGCGTAGTCACCTGCGGTCCAGATACCCGACTGGAAGTAGTCAGTCGCCCACTGAACCTCACGGCGCAGGAGAAGACGCTGGGTCACAAACTGCGTGGCCTCCATGTCAGGGTTGAGGGGGTTGTCGGCGTTCGCGCGGGTCTGGTCGCCAATGTCCTTGTGGAAGGCGTAGACGTCCGCGTTGTAGGTTTCCTCGCTGAGCCCGTAGCCGGAACCTGCGGAGGCAGTGCCGTCTGCACGACGCTGAGCCTCGTCGCGGAACCAGTCGTCCTTCGTGTACTTGAAGTACAGGTTGGACTTCTTATCCACGGGGATAACCGGGAACACCTTGTCGGCGATGAAGTTGGCAGTGTTCTGAATGTACGCTACTGAAATGTTGGTCAGAAGAGCGTCAATGTGAACATTGTTGACGTTGGGTTGTGGCATTTGTTAGTCCTTTCCGACTATGCTTTCGCGGCCTTGAAAGGCACGGTGCAGTTCACGAGCACTTCGATAATGTCACCAGCAGCACCGCTACCGAGTGCAGTACCGACTGCCCATGCAGCGTCAGCGTCGTCCGAAGCGGCTCCAACGGCGTAGCCGTACTCGCCAGCACCGATCCGCTGACCGGCAGTGATGCCGTCGGTGTCACCGACAACAACCTTGCAGATACCTGCGATGGTGACTTCGGCCTCGGCGTTGCCAGAGGCGTAGTGCTTGGGTTGGTTCTGCAGGATACCGATTGGCTTAGACCAGTGGGTATTGCCGATTGCGTCCACCACAGGGGTAGAGGTCACGACGTCCGTGGTGATCTTCACGAAACGGAAGAGGTGGTTGGTGCTCTCGTCCGTAGGGTTCCAGCACAGAGCATCGGTAGCGACGAAGGTCGCCTTGATGTTGTATGGGTTCTGCTCAACGGCCATGTCTAGCGTCCCTTCTCGGAGATGTACTCAAGGTAGAGTGCCGGGTTAGCCTCGGCAACCTTGGTGATCGCAACCGCGTACGAAGGAGCAGTGCCATCGGCCACAAGGGCGTTGGCAAGGCTTTCCATCTTGGCGAAGGCGGTGTCGGCCACGACAGAAGCGTCGGAACCAACCTCAGTGAAAACAGCGTTGGCCTCTGCGATAGCGTTCGCAGCGTCCAGAGCCTTGACAACCTCATTCGCGAGAATGGGGTCGGTGGCAGCCAAACGGCGGAGTGCAGGGCCCACAACCGTCGGGTCGGCGGTCAGGTGCGACCACTCAGCGGCCTTGATAACGGCGGCCTCATCGGCACGAGCGTCACGCTCGGCAAGGAAGGCACGCTCACTTTCAGCAGCCTTCTGAAGTGCCTCGGCAGCGGCGAACTCTGCTGCGGCAGCAGAAGCCTCGGCCTTTTCCAGCACCTCGCGGATCGCCGCAGGCATAGCCTTGCGAATGTCCGCCTCAGTGGCCGCCTCGGGGACGATGACAGCCGGAGCAGTCACCTCTTCCGGGGTCAGGTTCATAGTTTCCTCCTTGGAAACAGGAATGGGGAGTACAGCGTCGAGCGACTTCTCAGCCTCAACTGCGATTTCAGTAGGGGCCTCAACTTCTGCGACCTCGACTTCATCACCGTCAGTGCGGATTTCGTCAAGCACGTCCGTAAGGTCGGAAGCGGTGGCGGACTTCATAACTACCCAACCTTCGTGAAGGTGCGCCGGGTGATCAACACCCGAGGTCTCCTTGATACTCAGTTTGACTAGTTTGCGAGGCCGAGCCACATTGTCTCCTAACCACGGGTGCGTAGTGAAATACGCATCTCGATAAGACAATGCTAAGGCAGTTTTTTCATTCGTCAAGTAATACGACGAACTTACCTAGCCTCGGTGGTGGAAATCCCTTTAGAATACGGAGTATCGGTCGCTCTCGCAGATTTCGCGGAACGAACACCACTTGCACAGGACAGAGGGCTTGGGCTCAAAGTAAGAGCGTTCATAACTGCGCTCAATCGCCGCCCACACACTCTTGACGCGCTGTTCAGCACCCTCAATGTCGGAGCGAGTGACCTTGCGCTCAATCGTGACCTTGCCCTTGACGTAGATCAAACTCATCACGCTCGGGGTTTCACCATAGACCTTCTCGCAAAGGTAGGCATAGACTTGACACGCTTGGAGTGCCTTCGCCTGATACCTCTCTTGGGGAACCTTGCCGGTCTTGTAGTCACGGATAGCGAGAGAACCATCTGGAAGGCGGTCGAGGCGGTCAATGATCCCCCGAAGTCCCCAACCACCCATGTCGTAGTCCAACCGGATTTCAGTAGAAACGAGTTCTACGGTGGTCGGGTCTTCCATCAACCAGTAGTTGCGAATGAGTTTCGTAATCTCTGCCGCCATCTTGTCTCTGGCTGCATCATCAAACCCGAGTTCCACCATGATCTCTGGGGTCATGTATTGAGGGTAGAGGTCGCGGAAGTGACCCATCGCATTGTCAATCGTGCGATCAGCAGGGGTCGGTTGGTCACGGAAGAGTGCTTCCAGAATGGCATGGAAGATAGTGCCACGATAGGCATCTATGCTCTTCTTCTCTGGCAACTTCTCAACACTGACGTATTGGTATTGCCGAGGACAAGTCGTGAACTGACTGACCCGACTTGGTGAAACTCCATCTGGCTTGTCGCCGAGAAACACAAGGTTGGAGTTCGTCATAGCGAGAACCCTACCATGCCGAGAGCCTCAAGTGGTGATCGGTGCAGCGTATTTCCGGAGCAAGGCGTTGAGTTCCTCTGCCAATGACTTCGCAGCGTCCATGTCCGTCACATAGATACTGAAATCTTGGATTGGAAGAATGATGTTGCTCAAGTTCTTGTAGCGTCGAATGACCCTGAGTTGGGTCTGACCCTTTTCACTAAACACTTCGTAGCGGTAGGGCTCGTCAGTCGCAGTCAGTTCCCCGAAATGCCCTTCTTCCCATACGAGGGGTTGCATCAGATAGAACCTTCGGCATACTGCGTCAAGTGAGTGAGGGGTTCTACGCTGTCAAGGCGAGTGTTTGCCTTTTCCAGCAGACCCTTGAGAGTGTCGTTCTCGGCAGAGATACGCTCAAGGGTTTCGTTCTGATTGAGTGCGATGGTGATTAGCGCACGAACGTCCTCAATGTCGGCTTCATTCTGCGTGATCTCTCTTGAGATACGCTCTACAAGGTCTTGCAATCGCTTACTCATCTCGCACCTTCCAGTCAGTATTTGCTAGGTGTATTCTACCACACCCCCCGACAGTTCAGGCGGGTTTACTTGACTTCGCCCACCCAACGCAATAACCAAGTCGCAGGGTCATCGGTTTCACCTTCATACTCGACTTCGGTGCGCCTGCCACAAGCGACACATTGGATCGTGACCGTGCCATGCTCTTCATCACCATCTCCCGTGAGGCGATAGTCGTGGTCACACAGTTCTGGTGCGAACCCATTGACGAGCCGCGCTTTGCGAGTAAACGGGTCACGGGTCAGGTATCCTTGCTCTTCCAAGAGGTCAATGATCCTCTGCACACTCGCAGAACTCTTGTATCCGAGCGCACGCTGCATCTGACGGATCGAAGGTGGACTACCGAACTCTTTTGTGAAGGCGGCGATGAACCGCAGGATTTCAGTAGAAGAGACATGATACGGCTTCCAACCGACTTTCCGTGTCATCAACTTGTCGTTTCGTCTGCCTCTGCTAGCACTCGCTTCAGCAAGGCTTCTGGGTGTTCATTCGTGTAGGCAGACAACCGACCTACCGTTTGGTAGAGGGCTGTGGACACGATTGCGAGTTGCCCCTTGAGGTCGTTCCGCGCCTCTTCGATACTGTCTTTTTCAGCAGAGAGGGCTTCGCAGTGGTGCATGAGGTTCGCATTGAGTTTGCATTGTTCCTCAAGTCGAGCGATGATCGGTGCTTCTTTTTTCCACCTCATCGGTACTTGTCCGGAACCTTTCCGACGAAGGGAGTGCCGTTCTGTTCGATACCGAACTGGAACCGTGCTGAACAGTCTGTGCAGCACACCCACACCTTCCCACTCGCGAAGATCATCTGCCAACCGAAATGCTTACAAGTGCTCACGATTTCACTATAGGTCGTTGAGAGTGGTCTGGCAAACAGGGACACCGCAGCGCACGGTTGGGTGTTTGATGAGTTCCTCTGCGTGGATCGGCAAGAAGACGTCCTCTGGGTCGCGCTCGGCGGGGTTCGTGAGGTCAAACCTCTCAACACATGAGAGGCACAAGGGGACTTCGTTGTTCGTGTAGCCAATCAGTCTCACGATTTCACCTTCGGCCTCAAGTGGCTCGTGCGAAGAGTGACGAGTGATGGATCAACGCTTCGTGACCTGTAGATGTTGTTTCCACCAAGTATGCGAAGTCGGCCATCTTTCTCTACAGCGCGAAAGAAGAACTTGCCCTTCGCTTCTCCTTTGACCCATACCGGGTGGTCAGTTGGAACTTGTGTCCAGTCAGTCATTATTTCCTTGTGGTGAAAGAGGGGAGCGTCAGGGTGAGGTCGAGACGGCGAAGTGACTACCCCACCCTGACTATTCCTACCCTAGTGGATAGGAGTTCTGGTAAGTATACGTGTCGCTAAGTGGTTTAGCGGAACACATCTACAACACATACCAACGGTGCTGAACCGTTGTAGGTGGCATGGATCAAGATACTTTGCGGCAGGCTACGACCTTGAGGGTCAGTTCGCACGATGATTTCTTGTGTCTGCCGTATCTTCGTGGTGGAAACCCACGTGTAGCCATTGGAGTAGCGATACCAACTCACAACCGTAGGAAGGTTGCAAGACCGGACGCCATCGTCCACGACAACGACGTTGCCCTTTGGCGGGTGGTTTCCACTAGTGCTTGTCGTAGCACCGCTACTCAAGGCATTTGCGCCGAGAATAGCGATGCTAGCGATGACCGTTGCGAGTTTCCGCATCAAGCGAGTGAACTGTTGTCAGTGGTGATCTGGTTCGCCACCGTCGCTTCGTCGGCCTTGAAGGTCGTGCAGTCGTTCCCGAAGGTATTGAAGTCGGAACTGCTGTTGCTGCTCAAGGCAGTTTCACCATCGGCGGCAACCGTCTGCAAGTCATCGGAGAGGGTCTGAATGTCGGCGTTCAGCGTCGGGTCGGGCGAGTTCTCGTATCGGGCAATCTGCGCTGCGTCTTGTCCGAGCGAAGAGAAACCGTTAGAGGCGGCGGTCTGATCGCCGTTGCCGAGTGCCGTTGAGGTGCTGTTCCAATCGGCTTCGACTTGGCTCCACACCGGCGAGAAACCGGCCTTCCACGACGAGTAGGACTGCGTGTTGCTGGTCGTGCCACCACCAGAGTTGGAGTTGGAGTTGCCGCCACCGTTGTTGGAGTTTCCACCACCGGCAATCGCACCGATAATGGCGAGAATGACGATGACCGCAACGACGATGCCAACGATCTTGAGAGTGTGGTTCTGCTTCGGCGGTGCAGGGAACTGCGGCTCGCGAGGCGTTGAGATGTAGGTGAACGCTTCGTTGGTCGGTTCGTTCGGTGAGGGGTTCTGGTCAGTCATCGACTGCTCCTTGTTCTGGCCCGAGGGCGTGAGGGGCGTAAGACTACCGCCCTACACGCGCACTCGTCAAATCAAGTGGTGAACCCTGTCGGTTTAGTAGTCTTCGGGCAGAAGAACCGTAGTCACACTGCGGTCCCACTCCGTAATAATCCACACCTTGATCTCGCCAATCTGGTAGGCGGAGAGAAGGCGTCCACCGTGCTTGACGGCATCGTCGTTCGCCTTCTTGTCTTCTGCGTCCACCGTTCCCCAATCGCCGGTGCTGTGCTTCAGCAAGAGGGCGGCAATCTCGCGAACGACTGCGCCACTATCGCCCAACTCTTCGGTCAGGGTGTTCATCAGATTGCTCGTCGTGACGATGTTCCCGAGTGCAAGTTTCATTTCTGTCTCCTTCGTGGTCAGGTGCTTCATGGAATAAGTATTGCGGACGGGTGTGACAACCTCAATCGTCAAGGCCTTGATAAGCATCTGCCCAATCGTGAAGGTCTGCTTCGGCCCATGCGGGGGAACCGTAAGTGAAGTGGTGATGACCATCGGCACAAGCCCATGAACCGAACTCGTCGGTGATGGTCAAGACTGAGCCACAAGCCTCAACCTCATAACGCGGGTTGCCATCGTAATCGTGACCGACAAAGCGTTCAACGATCCAACCGCAACCCGTAGCGTCAAAGTTCTCTCGTAGTTCAGCAAGGGCCTCTGGGGTAAGTGCTTCGATAAGTGCCATGTTTCCGTTCCTCTCTCGTGGTCAGCAACTACACTTACACCCTACAGTAAGGCTGTGGCAAAGTCAAGTCACGATCACCACGAATGGCAACCATGTTGGTCAGGCACTCCGTATCCCGCGTTGATGCGCTTGGCAACGGCAACTTGTTGGACGGGGGTTGCGTCTGCGGCGTTGGCAGGAAATCCCATTCCCCGACTGAAGTATCGCCAGTTGGAGTTGGTGATGCCGAGACCGCCCGAATAGAGCGAACCGCGCACCTTCCAGTTGCCACCCTCTTCGCACATGGCGACACGGCTCCACTCACGGAGATCAGTCGAGGTCACTCCCCACGGCCAGCCAGAGGGCTTGTGGTGAACGACAGGGGCCGTATGCGCCACCGTAGTCGTGGTCACAGGATTGTGCTTCGGCGTGCCGTGTAGGGGCCCGTGGAAGTGAGGGACTGATGCACCGGCGGGTTGGAACACAATGGAACCAACTGAGAGGGTGAGAATGGCAGTAGTGGTGATGATGTTGGTACGGAGCCGCATTGGCACTCCTTTAGGTCAAGTGTCGAGACTGTCTCGGCACAGGTTCTAGGTGGTGTTGTTGCGGGCAAACGCCGTGCGACATTCATACCTCAGTCCGGTTCCGGTGTGGAATACAACGGCCTTGCTTACTCAGCGTCAGGTGTGTCTGCGTTCTCTTGGCCCTTATGGGGTCATCGGCCTCCTACTAGTCAGTCCACAAATCCTAGTGGCTGCGGACTACGAAGTCAAGTCAGGGGTGCGTGAGTGATCGGGCGACGCGCACGACCTCATCTACAACGGCCTTCGCCATCGTCATTTCAGCAGGGCTGTGGTTCTCACCCATAACGTCCGTGAAGTGCGCCTCACGGCTCAACTCGTCTTGCGCCTTCGCCTTACCTTCTAGTGAAATCGCTTCAGAGCCTTGCACTTGCGCTGCGGCTTGACGGTAGAGGTCTGCCGCCTTGGAGTGGGCGTATCCTGCTGATTGCCACTTCTCAAGTCTCCGTAGGTTCATCGCTTCTGCCGCCTTGCCATCGGCATCGGCGATCAGGTCGGCGTTCTTGATGACTGCGACTTGGGACAAGGTGGTGAAGGCGTCGAGGAGCCAATCGAGGTTGCCGAGAAGGTTCTGATGCTTGTCTTCCATGCCAATCTCGGCAAAGACAAGGTAGAGGTCTTCTAACTTGGGGCGCAAGATCGTCAGGCTCTCTACTGAAATCCCGTTGTTCCACAGAGCCGCCATCGGCTCCGGCATCATCTTTCGTGGTCGGAAGTTGCAGAGGGCGTGGTCAATCCCCACAATCCTGTCGTGCGAACCGAACAAGAGGTTCTTGGCTCGACGGTCGGCGTTCGCCGTGAGGTGGTCAAATAACCGCAAAGAGACACCTTGCTGATTGTCAAGGAACCCGTCCTTGTCAAGTTGGTCGCCGTTCTTGCCTTCGATGTAGGGCATGATGACAGTCGTGCTGTTCAGCAACCGACAGTCACGGATCGGGGCGTCCATGACTTCTCCGACGCGCGCTGCGAGGTATTCCTGCGCTGCAAGCAACTCAGCAGGATAGAGGCGTCCGGTCTTATTGCCGTGCCAGTCTTTGAGGGACTTGACTATTCCACCAGAACCGTCTTGGAACTCAACGAAGACGAAGCCACTGTTCTGATTGCCCTCAAACGCCTCAATCGGTTTCGCCGCTGCGATTGAGAAGTCCGTGAACTGCACGAAGTTGGGTCGGAACATCATCTACTTCTTGCTGAAAACGTCATCGGGCCAACCTTGCTGCATGGCATAGTTCATGGCTCCCGTGTTCCAACCGTCCATCATCAGATTGAAGTGGTCGGTCATACCGGCTGCTGCGAACTCCGGCTTGAGGGCTTGGAGTTGGTCGGTCATCGCCGAGATACCTTCCGGCGTGGCCTTGATTAGTGAAAAGTCTGGGTTCTCAGTGGCCTTGTAGTCACTTGTCTCCAACGCTGCACCGTGGTCAATGCCGACTTCTTTCCCGTCTGCCGAGGTGAACCCGTTTCCGGGGTTGCGGTCGTAGTTATCTACAACCTGATCAAAGAACTTGAGACTGTCAGACGCGTCTGCGCCGGTTTCGTCAAAGGTCTTTCCCTCAACCAACGGGCTCATCACTTCGGTTTCACTACCGGGAACATGAACACAGTCACGGATCGGAGAACCGAGTGCCTCACCGACACGGGCCGCCAATACTTCTCGATTGGCTAAATCTTTGCCATCACCAAACTCTTCCTGCATGTCCTTGGGTGGTGTGCAGTCTTTGATAACCGCCTTGGAGCCATCTTCTAGGGTGACAACCCGAATACCGCTATTGACCGCACCGTTTTCAGCACCCTTGAGCGGCCCATCGTCCTTAGCAATCTTGGTAGAGGTGAGTTTGACGAACTCATTCTTACCCGAGGTCGTAGCGGCATGACCGTCCGTCCACTGGTTGCCGTGGAAATCGTGTCCGGGGACGTCACCCTTTTCCACCACGCGCCCAACGATGCTGCGAGCCCATGCGTAGCCTGCATCTCCACCCCACGCGTCCCACGCCACTCGACCATGTGAGGGATAGCCCTCTTCGTTCTTAGTGAAACCTTGCGCCTTCTTATCAACGGCGTGGCGGTCAAAGTACGCCTTCATGCGCTTGAGGGTGTCAATGGATACGGCGTGACCGTGTGCAAGGTCTGAAGCCCGTTTGCGACCTACTGGTGTGAACCCATCACCTGCTCGACCCTCTGCAAGCCATTGGAGAGCGCGCTGTGCCGCTGACTGCACTCCCTTCGGTGGAGTGTAGGTTTCTGCCTTCTCAACCGGCTTGGAGTAGGTTCCACCACGACGCTTGTATTCCTGCACCACCCAGCCGTTTGCGACTGCGGAGGGATACACATCGAACTTCTTCTTCGCCTCTCGCTTGACACGGTTGTAGAGGTCTTGATCGTCGGGTTCACCTTTGCGGTCAGAGATGACGCCGGTGTAGTCAGGTTGGTCTGCTTTCGTGACCTCTCCCGGAGCCTTTCCAGCAAGTTCGCCGGTAGCGTCAATGTGTCGGAGTTGGCAGAAGCCTTCTGGATTGTCAAGATACTTGCCGGCGATGGCGACGCACTGCTGAAAGTCCCCTTCTGAGCCCCAGTCAATCTGCCCACCTGCACCGTTGTTGTACCAGTCAATCAGTCCTTCGGCGTTGCCCGCCTTGTGGATTTCCACCTCTTGCAACTGACTGAGGCTGCACTCACCCTTGAGGATCAGTTGAATAGAATAGAAATCCATGATGACCTACCCTGCGGGGAGTGTGTAGTAGTGACCGTTTGACCAGTTCGTTGAGAGGAAGGCGAAGATTTTAGCGGGTTCAGTAAAGCCTCGACGCTTGACAGATGCGATAAAGGTCTCACCTACTCCGGTTCCCTTGAGTTCCTTCCCGTCCCATGAGATCGTTCCTGCGATGGTGTTCTGGTCAGTGACGGTGTAGAAGTTGGCAGTTTGCATACTGCAAGGTTATCAGAATAGGGAGTAAATCACCAATCCTATTGGACGTAGTTCTTCGGGGCCATAGCGAAGATCGCAGTCCAATCTTGCTGTGGTTGAGAACTTACCGGCGGTGCAGGGAGTTTCTTTCTACCTGCGACCAATCGCCACCTGTTCGCTAGCGGTCGATTACAAGTGCCACAAGTGCGGTCTTGACCCCCACTCGCAAACTGACCGTTGTAGGAACCGTCAGGGTTTCTACCAATCCACTGCTGCGGAACCTTGATCGTATTCTGATGACCTGAAGCGCAAGTGGTCGTAAACAGAGCGTTGTAAGGGTCAAAGTGGACAACGCCCCCTACAGAGTGCTGATTGCCACGAAAGACGTGACCGTGATAGTCACCCTTGATGAACTCTTCATAGACCCCATCTGGGCCTAACAGTCCTTCTCTAGTGAAATCGTTGCTTGAGGTCATTGAGCGTCTTGTGAACCGTAGTCGGCGTTGAGCACTGCCCACGCCCCTTGATTGCGACGAGCGTCCTCAAGAGTGTCGGGGATCATCTCGACCGGATACTTGGAGAGGCGTGCTGATCGCCGCCGACCTATCTTACTTGGTTGGTATGCGACAGTCCGAGCCGGAGTAGCGAGTTGCTTGAGTAAGTTCTCGGTAAGGAAGTCCTCACCGGAAAGAGGCTTCCCACCATGACCATCACTAGCAGGCGTAGTCATAATGGGAAGTCCTCTGACCTAGTGAAAACTAGGAGGCGGCAGCCTCAGCGAGAGCCTTTGACGGGCGCATGAAATCGTTGCGGATACTCGACGCCTGAGCGTAGTGGCTTCCAGCAGTGTCCTTTGATGCACCGCTACTTCCACGCTCGGCCTCGGCCTCGTGGGTCTTAGCAATGCCCATGTGCGCGCCCTGAGCCTGCGTGTAGTGCTTAGCGGCAGTAGCGTGGTCGCCAGCGGCACGGGCAGCGTGACCGGCGGCCATGTTCTTTTCAGCATTTGCGGCGTACTGCTTGATCGTGGTCTTCCAACCGCGCATCATGCCCTTCTCACCCGTCTTCGGGTTCACAATGTTCGGGTGGAAACGCATACCGCCGGTGTGTTGGTTGCCGTAGAACGGGTGTCCGGGCTGTGCGCCGGAACCCGGGCCACCCTTCGTGAAGATGTAGTTCTGGTAAGCAGCCGACTTCTGGAAGTCACGGGTAAGCAGAGCCTCGGTAGTGAAACCGAACGCCTTGCTCATGTCGTACTCGCTATCGTCTTCCTCTGGGCCGACGTTCTCGCCGTACCACTGGTCAAACTGTGCAGGCGTGACCATGTTGTCTTCTCCACCGGCGCAGACGGGGCAACCAGAGCCGTTCCCCATGCAAGCAGGGCAAAGAATAAGAGCCATTGCCTTCTCCATCGTGTCCATTGTGTCCCCCTTTACTCCCCATGATGCGGGCAGTTGGTCTTCCGCGTTCAGGGCCTTTGCCTGAGCGATGATGTGTGCCTTGACCGCATCTGGGTTCTTGGCGCGTCCGTATGACGAGATAGCGTTCTTGAGGTCGGCAACCGTTGAGATCGGGTAAGAGCCATCTGGCATCGCCTTACCCTTTTCAGCAAGAGCCTGACGCTCCTTATCCGACACATCGCGCTTAGTGACGTTCTTGTATTGGGCGGCCCAACCCTTCGGCAGGAAGAAGGGGAGGTGAAGTCGCTCGGCAGCGGCAACTGCGGCGATCTTGTCATCGTCGGTCTTCGCAGCGGCAATCGCAGCCTTGAGGTCTGCGGCAGTGCTGATACCCGCCTTGGCGAGCGTGCGGAGTTGCTCACTCACGGTCTTAGCGAGGCTGTATTGTTCGGCGGTCTCGGAGGCGAGGATTTCAGCATCACGGAAGCCGGCAAGGGCATTGTTGTATGCAGCGCGAGCACTCTCCTTCATAAAGGAGTTGGTTGCGACGGCATCGGCGTAGGCAATCTGCGTCGTGCGGAGGATTTCAGTAGCCTTCTGCAACCGGAAGTTGGCCTCTTCGTTCTTCGCGCCGAGAGTGGCCTCGTTCTCAATGGCCTTGCTGACCTGAGTTGCGGCAATCTTGGCCGCAGCAATAGCGTCAGTCTCACTCTGGTTTCCACCAGCGATGTTCGTAGGCTGACTGTTAGGAACTTGGATCATCAGAAGTTTCCTTTCCGGATTACTAAATGCTACACCGTTATTGGTTTTTAGCGATTACCATTAGCGAGTGCGACAGCCTCTCGCAGGTGTTCGTGTGCGGTCTTGTAGGCGTCCATCGCCATAATCGAGAGGGAACCGGCCTTGTCCGTGTCGCCGGTCTCGTAGGCGTCTGCTGATTGCTTGCGGTACATCTCGCCTTGGTCGGCAGCGTTCTCTGCGGCAACGACGAGGTCACTCAAGGAGAGGGTCGGGTTCGCCGGTGCAGCCTTTTCCACCATCAACCAACTCGGCATCTCATTATCGTCACTCCAACGGTAGGGCGAGACATTGGAGGCAACAACGTTATCCACACCATCATCAAACCCATCGCTGTCTCCATCGGTGTATGCGTAGGGTGAGACAGGTGAGGTCACAACCTCATCTACTCCATCGTTCTGCCATTGTTGGTTCATGGTGTAATCCCTTTAGTCGTTGAGGGAGGCGGTCAGTTGCCAATCCCATTTGTCGTGCATCTCGATGCGCCCTGCAAGGAAGTTGGCGATGCCGTTCTTGCCCGTCTGGTTAGCGATCTGGAAGGCCTTGTTCAGACTTTCCAGCACACCAGCGTTGGTCACAATAAGGTCGGACACAAGCGTCTTGTGGTCGTATGAGGTAATCGGGCCATCACTCACCGATGCGACACTGTTCAGGTCGGACAGCCGGAATGGTGCGACTGCACCAATCTTGCGGAGGCTTTCACCAAGTCCGTCAAGGCTCTCCCACACGTCGTTGTAGATTTCCTCAAACTTTGCGTGATACTGAGGGAAGTCAGTACCGACAATGTTCCAGTGAAATCCGTGAACGCGATGGTACATGACCGTAGCATCAGCGAGACAAGTCGCCAATGCCACAGTCAAGGCCATTGAGCCGTCCTTAGCGATCAGCATGGACTAGCGGTTAGCGAGTGCGGTGGACTGGCTGGCCATTTCGCCACGACCAATCTGACCGAGCATACGCTCCGACTGACCGGCGGTGATTGCCGACTTGGAGGCAGCATCTTGAGCGTTCGCAGCGTCGTTCACATCACCCGTGCGAGAGGCAAGGCGAGCAAGTTGCGAAGCCTGCTGGTTCTCTTCGTAGGTTGAGTTAGCGTTCTGACCGAGCGAGTGTTGCGTGAGCCCACCGGGAGTTTGCAGTTGCTTTGCGGCTTGTGCGCCGTGGTAAGCAGCCTCGCGGAAGTGGTCTGCGGCTTGGTTGAACTTACCCATTCGCATCAAGGTCTGGGCAGCGGAGTTGTGCGCCGTAGCGGCGGCAAGGTGCTCTTCGTGACCGAAGTGCGTCGTGCCCGCACGAACGTTGTGGTGATCGGCAGAGTGGATGGCGTTCGTGTAGCGGTTGCCACGGAACGGGTGGCCATCATGTTCGCCCGAACCCGGGCCGCCCTTCCAGAACTGAAGAACCCACTCTTCGGTAGCGTTGTCAATGTCAGTCACGGTTGCGTCCTTTACTAAGAGGCTTTCGCCTGCAATACTACTCTGGCTTTCGGATTTCACTACTCCCGACGCGGTGTCAAGTGCAGTTTGAGTGTGCGCCTTCTGCGAGAGAAGGAACGCCGGGTGGGTCAGTTTCCAACCCGTCTGGTTGAGATAACCGTTCTGCTTGGGGGCAGTATTGGTCATCACATCTGCGGCCATCTTGTGCGCGTCGGCAGCGGCCTCATGGTATCCAATAGCCCGCAAGGCACTCGGATACTGACTACTCAACATTCCAGCAATCGCTAAGTGACCTTGAGCGATGTTGTTGTGTTCATCTGCGAGGTCGGGGAGTTCGGTATCAAGGGGAACCGATGCACCGGCCTCAAACTTCTCATCAAGGGCGCGAGAACGATCTGACAAGGAGGAAGCGGCATCTGCCAACTTTCCACCAACGACAAGGTTCTCGGGCAGATTTGCGTCAAGGTATTGCGAACCCATCTTCGCAACGGACTTACCGACGCTATTAGCGGCAGCGTCGTGGTAATCGGCGGCACCTTGGGCATACTTCCACTCGCGGTCGGCAGGCGTGGAGACGTTTCCACCACGCGGACCCGCTGCGATGTAAGTAGTCTTTCCGGTAAAGTGCGACTGCACATCACGGTAGGCTTCTGAGGCAGCGTTGTGGTCGCCACTGCGAGCGATCTGGTTTGCCTTTACAGCAGCAGCGGCAGCCGGACTGGTCTGCGCTTCAGTAGGGACTGCCTTCTGACCGAGGATCTTTGCGGTGGTAGGACTATTGCCCTTCATGCCACCTTTGACCCAGTTGGAGTGTGCGGTCTGATACTGGTTGCCACGAAACTCGTGTCCGGGCAAGTCGCCCTTCGCGAAGTCAAGCCATGCCGAGATTTCACTATCAAGGTTGTCTGTCATCAAATCTCCATAATCCCGATGCGGACTGGTTGCTGGTCTTGCGCCCAACCACTCACGAACCCCGGTGCAGGCCAGATAGTTCCGGTGACTGCCGAGCCACCCGTAATCGTGTAGTGGGTCTCGTCAATGACTGAGGTGATCGCATACTCGCTACCGTTTGAGATGTAGTAAGACTGACCATCGCTGTCAAAGCGGTGGGGAATGTTTGATTCGATTGTCCAAGTGCCATTACCGTTGTCGTTCGCACTAATCGTAGTGAAAGCGAAGGCCCCGATAAGGAGTTCCGTGTCCGAGATGACTTGGTAGACCGGAGCAGACAAGTCCAACGCCTTACGTTGAGTTCCGTAAACACGAACCTCATTGGTGACTGGCGGGTTGTAGGTGTTCGCCGTGTCCTCAACCAACAACGGGATACCGTGTGGCTGGTAGGTCGTAAGATGCAAGAGGATCGTATTGAAGTCTCCGTTGTATTCCACCACAGCGTTTGAGAGGGCAACAGGGTTGATGCCAGCCCTTGCAGAGATTTCGCCAAGGTAGAGGTTCGTGTAGAACGGAGTGTTCGGTGTGACGTTGAACCCTTGATACTTCTCTGGGGAGCCACCTTGCAGTGAAATCCAGCAGAAGGAGTTGGGAGTGCCGTTCGTGATCCAAACCCCAAGTCGTGTGTCACGGGCCGGAGTTAGCGTTGCTACACCAGCGACGTTGTGATTGGAGGCAGGATTGACTGCCGAGGCCGATTGGTATTCCTCTGTGACAACTTGCTGTGCCATTTTTTAGCAGTCTCCTTAGAGGCAGTTCACGGCTACGGGGATAATGTCGCCCACCTGACCGTATTGGAGGGCAACTCCAACATGGTTGAGGTTGTATTCACCACTAATGTCGTAAGTAATGTAGCCAAGAACGTTGTAGTTGTCGCTATCAAAGGCAACCCGAACCTTGTCGCCGGCGTTGACGTACGTTCTACCACTGTTCGCCGTAGCGTTGGCCGTGTCAATCCCAATGATTGCCTTGCTGATGCCCACCGAGAGGACTTCTGCCTCTTCGACCTTGACAGTCGTGTAGGTGCGGAGAACGGCATCGTATTGCCAGTAGAGGCGTGGACTGTTCTGGCAGATACCGAGAGGTGAAGCGTCGCAGACACCCGGCGTTGGCCACACACCAACGGTTTGCGGGCCGGCGTACCCGTATGCTGAAACGACCAGATACTCAATCTTCGGGTCAATGACCGAACCCGTCCAGTCCCCGTATCCGGGTTCTGCGATGGGGAGAACGGGTAGTGAAACCTTTACGCTATGGATTTGATTTTCGTAAGCCATCAGTTCCCCTTAGCGAGTTGCGACTTCATGTAGTCATCAACGGTCTGACCGCCATCTGCGAGGGTCTGTGCGATGCCCTTGATGCCATCTTCGGTGCGAGAGGTTGCCCAACCCTCAACTCCGAGTTGCTGAAGTGTCCACAGTCCACCGATGAGTGCGACCCGCCACTTGCGGTCAGAGGAAACCTCACCTCCGACTGGATGCGAGTTCCAGACGATCTCGGCCATCAGTTCTCTTCTCCGTAGTTGGTGATAAAGGTGTCAGGTGTGGCTTCGTCGGTAGGGAGATCAACCTCAATCCCTGCGCCGGTTCCACCAATGCTGTAGCCCCTAATCTTGCCCTTCTTGACAAGTTCCCAAGCCCACGGTTCCCACTTGACGCCGAGGAAAGCAGTTCCGGCAGGGAAGGCGGTCTTCACGATTTCACCAGTATCGGCCTTGAGCATCGGAACTTCGATAGGGTGCGGCCAAGTCAAGAGTTCGACCCACTTGCCAGCGACAATCTCAACGTTGTGTTGGAGGCGAATGTCTCGATCACCATTCTCGACGTAGCCCCAGAGTGCCTTTTGGAGTTCTTCAGTATCCGTCCACTCGTTATGAGCGTCCATGCGGTTCGGAACATACCAAGGGCCGAGGGTGTAGCGGTTCTCAATGCTCTTCTGAACCGTTCCGGGGATTTCACTAGTCTTCGCCGCAACCAAGACTTCTGGCTCTTCTTGCTCAATGATCTCCATGTCCACCGGCTTCTCGTCCTCTTCCTTCCCCCAATCGGGGCTGTCCACATGGACGGAAGACACGAAGGGGCCGGACTTCTCGATTTCATCGGGAGTTGCTGAACGGCGGCTCTTGTAGTAGTTCTCGGCAGAGGCGGCTAACTCAACGCGCACCGGAACCATGTTGAACTTGCACCAGCCGTTCGGAGCGCAGGTGACTGCGACCCAATCGCATGATCCACTGTCGGAACAAGCGATGCAGTTGGCGCAGGTTCCACCTGAGGTCTGGAAGGGGCTGTATGAGGTGTAGGCGGCATCAGTCGTAGGCATACGGCCCAAGTCATCAACCATTTCGTCAAGTGCCTTAGCGAGTTCTACTTGCCAAGGGTCAAGACCTTGCTTCCAATCATCGCCATACACGCTGCTGTCGCTTGAGGAAGACGATGAAGAGGACGAACTGCTGCTTGAATCGTCTTCACTCGACGATGAGGAACTGCTACTCGACGAGGAACTCGACGATGAGGAAGAACTACTAGAGGAACTGTCATCATCACTGCTACTTGAGGAACTGTCACTGCTGGAACTTGACGATGAACTGCTGCTCGACGAACTTGACGAAGACGAACTACTGCTACTTGAGGACGAACTGTCATCATCGCTAGACGAGGAACTGCTGGAACTGCTTGACGATGAAGACGTGCTGGACGAAGATGAGGAACTCGCATCTTCAGTGTCTTCGCTTGAGGTGGAACTTGAGGGGCTACTTGACGAAGAGGAACTTGAGGAACTGTCCTCACCCTTTGCGTCTTCCACCGCTTGCAGGATCGCTGCGATGGTTGAGGGGTCAAGTTGGATTTGGCGCGCACCATCAGTGGTCGTATCATCAGGGGCGTTATAGCCGCCATTGAACGTAAACGGGAACCCGTAGGCCTTGTCGAGTGGCTGGCAAGTCTCTTGCTCAGTGGTGGAACCGCAGATAAGACAAGCGTTGGAACCACCGAGGTCGTTCTGGCTCTTCGTGAATGGGTGGGGAACTGAGGCAAGACCCTTTGCGATGTTGCGGGCGATCAGTCGCTTTTCAGCGTTCTGCGAGAGATGACCGTTGCCGAACACGCTCTTCGTCATGCGGTCCCAGATGGGGTTGTCATCACGGGTGTCGTTTGGTACGATCACCAGAGAGGCATCACTCCCCTCACCGTGCGAAACGGCGAGTAGGTCGGCAGTGACATACCCTTCCTTGAGAAGCGTGGCTGCACTCTCACGGATTTCCGCAGGGAGACTTTCCTTCGCAACGATTTCACTAAGAGAAGCGTCCGTAAGTGCGTCCAAGACGTTCATAAGTTCGGCCATCGAGTTCTCCTTGACTTTACCGATTATGCTACCGCAGTTTTGCGAAATCTCAGAGGTCAGCGTGGTCGCGGCTGTGCGACAGGGACGCCGAGGGTCTTATTCCTCAAGATAGGGCGTGACTTTTTAGCAACACCGACAGGGTGGGGAACCTTCCGAATACGAACGGTCACGATGTTGGCCCTTGATCATTGACGAGTGGCCCGTTCATTCCGGTTGGCTTTGGCTTTCCACCTTTACCTTGCGGAGGAACTTGTCCGGTCTGTCCGGGATAGCCCGCACTCGTGATGTTCGCTTGTATTCCACTACCACCCGACTGATCGTTCAGGCCGCCTTGTGGGTTCTTCACACCCGTAGGCTTCGTGTTTCCTTGCGGACTAGCGACTGCGCCAGCGTGAGGTGAACTCGTCCCGACGAAACTCGGATTACCTTGCGTCATCACTTGTTCTGGTGCGACATACCCGTAGCGTTGGTTGTCAGCAGCACCTTGAGGCTCTGCTTGGAACGGTGGGAGACCCGCCAACTCACGAAGGTAGTCCTCAAGGTTGTTATCTGGTGTAATAAGTTGTGCAGAGGCAAGGTTCGCAATAAATCCGCCGAGTTCTAACAGGTCAATGGCATTGACTTGACCGTAGGTGAGGGTCGGGCAACGTGCTGTATCAAACCCGTTGAGTGCCATGAGGCGTGGAATAGCGTGGCTGTTGAAGACTTCGGCAATAAGCCTGATCCAACTTTCCACCGCAGCCATGAACAAGTCCACCTTGCTTGACCCGAGTGCGAACGAACCGACGCTCTCGTGTCCGAGCATGATAAAGTCAGCCAGACAAGTCATCGCAATCTGCTGGTTGTAGCGAGTGATGATCTGGTCGGTGTTGAACTGTCGCGCTCCACCAGAGTTCAGCAACTTGAAGTCCACTAGTTGCTTGCCGTTCTCATCAAACATCATCGGGAGAATGACGCCTTCGGTCTCGTTGCGCTTTACTCCACGAACAATGGCTTCCATCGCTCGGAGTGCGCCTTTTTCAGCAGGAGTGGCATCTCTACCCATCCAGTCGGCGGGAACGTAGCCAACGGGAAGACCTGCGAGGTCGCGCTCAACACCGATTGCCTCAAACTCTTCGATACGCCGCTTGTAATACCAAGCCTTGAACGACGAGCGAAGGATTGACCGACCTTCGGGGTTTCCACGCGCAGAGGTGGTACGGAATAAGAGGCCCTTCTCAATGGGAATGACGTTCAAGCGACCCGTCGTGGGGTCACGCTGGATCATGGCTTTTATTCCACCACTCTCGTCAAACTGCCACTGCCACAGGCTGTCCTGCGAGCGCATGGCAATCTTGCGCCAGCCAATCTTGTTATCACTAAACTTTGACCGCATCGAGGGGTCTTTCTGATCCGGCCCCTTACGCTGCTTATAGACAATCTCAAAGAACGACCAACCGTAGGTCAGGAACGACACGATGGCAATCATCAACTCGTGCCACGACGTGCTCATGTCGTCCATGCACTCTTGCACGAAGATTGCAGCCTTATCGTCATCGTCAAGTGGTGTTTCACCTGTCGGGTCGGTGTACGGATCAACCCGCCAGTCCACTTGGAGAATGACGCGCTCAATGGCGAAGAGGATCGCACCGATAATCGGGTCGTTCTCTGCCATGTCCCGATAGGCAGTAAGAGACTGTCGGCCTCGGAGTTGAGGTAGAACATCGTCAATGACGAAGCCACCCGTGCGCCACAGACCTGTAGCACCGAGTTCGCTAAAGTTATCTACTTGAGGGAGTACGTCCTCTGGATTACTTTCGGGCATCTCTACTCCGTGCGTCAATGGCTTGGCTAGCCTCTATAAGACTACTACCCGATTTCACTAGGGTAATAATGCGCCGCCTTTGACTGAGTGAGTGTCCACCCCAGATGCCGAACTCTTCCTGCAACCCTGCTTCTAGGCACTCATAGCGTACAGGGCATTGTAAGCACAGTTTCCTAGCCGGAACGAGGTGCTTGCCACCCGGCGTTTCAGCACGGTCAGGATACATCGTGTTCAGGTGCTTGGCTTCTGGCACGTCACGGCATAGGGCTTGTTTCGTCCATGCCGGCGGGATCATCGCCATCAGCAAGTCTCGACCGATCTTGATGAGGTCTATGTCCTCATAACGGGCTCTGAGTTGCCGTTCGTAATCGTCTTCGGGTGCTTCGGCCTCACTCGTCATCTTCGCCACCGTAAACCGTGCAAAGTGCTAGAAACCGCAAAGCCTGAACCTCTGTGA